AATTTGTATAATTTAACTTCAACTTGGTCTGCGCCAGGGCAAGAACCTATTTTTAATAGGGGTCATGCTCTTTTTATTGGAGGTTATGTTGCTGTTGTTAATAAGCACTATTACGATACATGGATGGGTTACTTGGAAGATCTCAAGGGGAGAGTAACCCTAGTTCTTGAGCGTAATAATGCTCAGAACTCTGGTTTCTCTGTTCCTTTTGAGGAAATTGATTTTCATGAAGTTCCTGGTACCGAGGAGGATATAGTTTTTATGAATATTCCTATTCGTTATTGCCAGGCTCATCGTATGATTCTTCGCAATATAATTTCAAATAAAGATCCCTTAACGGATTCTAATTTTTGGGGTGGTATTTGGTTAAATTTAGAAGATGGTAAGCGTGTCAAAAGACATGCTTTGACTACAACGCAAGTTGTCGTTATTCGTAATTTTGACTATCAGTTATATCATGCCACTAAAGCTTTTAAGTATCGTGTTGCCACTGCTGTTGGGGATTGTACAGCTCCTATCTATTCTTTAGATGAGAGATCACTACAACCCTTTCTTGTAGGGTTACATGCCTCTGGAATTCCAAATTGTCCCATTGGTTATGGTATACCTTTATATCGTGAGCATTGTAAGATGGCTCTTGATTATTTTAAGAATGAATTTCCTGAAAATTATATGAATGATCATATTGAAACTGAGTTATCTGTTTTAGAAATATTACCCGAAGATTTTCCATCTCACTTGTTACCATTATGTCAAGTTCCTACTTTACATATGCCGCAAAATACAAAGATAAAAAGATCTGAGTATTTTGAATGTGGTCCCAAGAATGAGCTTTTTCCTGCTATATTGCATGATACTCCTGTTTACAAACCTTTTGTATTGGCACATCAGAAATATGGTGTTATTAAGCCCTTTTTTGATAAGGAAACTATGAATATCGCTAAGCCTATTGTTGAAGCTATTTTATATAACAATAGTATTATGGGTGAACCATGGGACCCACGAGATTTTACAACTGATGAAGCTTGTAAAGGAATTCCTGGTATATATAAATCCTTGAACCTTGGTACCGCTTTTGGTTACCATCCTACGCTTAAACCTGTGGGTAAGGGTAAAAGGGGTTTAGTTTCACTTGATGGGGATTTTGATACTCCTTTTAGTGATGAGCTTTTTTCCGTTATTAATAAAGATCTTGATGATATGGCTGATTTACAACGACCGGTGAGGATCTATGTTGATTATCTTAAAGATGAGGTCACTAAAATTGGTAAAACACGCATGTTTATGTGTGGTGATACTGCTTATTCTATAGAGAGTAGGATGTATTTTGGTGATTTTACTCGATGGTTGATTGACAATAGAATCGGAAATTCGTCGCTTGTTGGTATTAATACTTATTCTTATGAATGGACTCAGTTGCGTAAACACCTGCTTGCTGCTGGTAGGAATATGTTAGCTAGTGATTTTAAGAATTTTGATGGTTCTTTAAGTATGTACCTTATGCTTGTAGTACTTGAAATTATTGAAGGTTTTTATAAGAAAGGTCGTACTTGGTGTGAACGTTCTGCGAGGATTCGCTTTATGCTTTATCAGGACCTTATTAATTCTTTTCATATAGCTACATATCAAGTTTTAGATGGTACTAAAAAGAGAGCGATTTCTTTTATTTATTCTATGATGAATTCTTTATCTTCTGGCCATATATTAACACCATTTGTAACCACTTTATGTAACGTTCTGGCTAAGTATTATGTATTAGTACGACTGTTTAGGCGCTATTATTATACTGTTGAACCTAATGACATACCTAAACATGTATATTATATCGCTTATGGTGATGATGGAGGTTTTAGTGTTTCTGATTATTTCTCTGAAATTAACCATGATAATATTGCCTTTGAGTTTTCGCTTGTTGGTATGACTTATACTTCAGATAGTAAGATTGTTGGTAGAATGGAGTTGTATCGTACTATTGATGAGATTACCATTTTACAACGAGGTTGGCGTTATTGCAAGGAACTTTGCTCATGGGTTTGCCCGCTTGGGTTGAAGTCTATTTTTAAATCCTTGTATTGGATGAGGAAAGGGACAACCGTAGAGGAAGAGACTCAGATAGTACGTAAAGCTTATATTGAACTTGCCTTGCGTGGCAAGGGAGATTTTGATCTTTATGTACTTGATATTGACAGGATTGCTACCCATAGAATGTTACCATATATTCCTGAGAGGGATTATGATGTTGCATTATCTATGGTTTCTAAAATGCAAGACTGTTATTAAGTGAAGCTCGACCTGGAAAGTCATTAAACTTACCAAAACCTGTCTTCTCTGAACTTGCCTTTTGGTACTAAAGAGATGGATTGAAACAAAAGTGTTTTGCTTTGAAGACAGTTTATAAAACAGCCGGGGTATTTACTCTTACTTCCAGGGGGCTGGTGATTAGTTTTCACAAAACCCAGGAAACCATCTAGGATGTACTCTTTGAGTCAAAAGTATATCTGAATTTTGCGACTTGCTACACAAGATCCAAATTTGATGAGCTCAGGAGACACTAGTGTTTCCGAACAAGCTCAAATTACTACTACTTTCATTGAAGATAGTGCCACTTCTGGTACTTCTTTAGCGAGACATACACCTGACGATAATTTACCTATCTATGGTCAGACTATCCCGGAGTTCCTTACTAAACCTTTATTGGTTGCTAGTGGGCTCTGGGCTACTACTGATACTGCTGGTACATTATTGGTCAATACTACTATTGCTACTCAACTTTTTAATAATGCACATTGGATGAATAAATTACAAGGATTTTCTCTTTGTAGGGGTACTGCTGTTTATAGATTACAAATAAACGCAAATCCTTTTCAAGCTGGAAAACTAATGTTACATTTTTTACCATCCACTTATGCTCGTGAAGTTACTTATGTGGGTATGCATAACCATACACTTACGGAAAGAACACAACAGCCACGTGTTGAATTAGATTGCAGGGAGACTGCTGCTATTATACACTTACCATATATTACTCCTGCGAATTTTTGTAGCTATATTGCTACAGGACCTACTTGGGAGTATGATTGGGGTTATATATATCTTAGCGTTCTTTCACCTTTAGTTGTTGGTTCTGGAGGAACCACAACTGTAGAATATTCACTTTACCTTAGTTTTGAAGATTTCGAGTTAGCTGGTCCTATAGTCCCGCAGATGTCTGGTGGTGGACCTAAAAAGAAGTATAAAACTAAGAGCATTGGTGATAAAGAGGAAGAAGCTACTTCAGGTACACCTGTTGCGAATGCATTAGGCTCTGTTGCTACTATTTCTGCTGCTCTATCAGCTGTACCCTTTCTTGCACCTGTTGCAGGACCCGTTAGTTGGGTGGCAGCAGGGTTGTCAGGACTTGCTAGTTGGTTTGGTTGGAGTAAACCTAGGTATACTAAAATTCCTTCCGTTATTGCTCGTAGATTTAATTATTATATGTCCAATTTTAATGGAGAAGATATGTTACCAACGATAGCACTTGATTGTCAAAATAAACTACAGATTAAAGATAGCCTTTCTGTTTATGATTTAGATGAAATGTCATGGGCTTTCCTTAAGAACCAGTCGGCACTTGTTAAGACTTTTACTTGGGCTTATAATCAGACTACCGGTACTTCATTGTTTACAATGCAAGTTAATCCGAATACGTCTTTTAACCAGACTACAAATGTTATTAACTCAGTTACTGCTACGATTGTGCATGGACCACCTATTACTTATCTTGCGCCTTTCTTTAAGCATTGGAGGGGAGGTATTGACTATATTTTTAAAATAGTTAAAACTGACTTTCACTCCGGTCGTTTAGAGATTACTTTTACACCTGGCACAGATACGACACCTACATATCCTACTACTACTACAAGTTTACTAGCTTTAAGACATATTATAGATATAAGGGAAGGTACAGAATTTTGTTTAACAATGCCTTTTTTAGTTTCTACTAATTATTTAAATATGGATGAGATTAGTGGTATGTTACAGGTTCGTGTTCTTAATGAACTTAGAGCACCTGAGACATGTGCACAAACTATCAGTATTTTAGTGTATATTAAGGGATCACCTGATCTTGAATTGCAAACACCTTGTAATATAAGTAATATGTATTTACCCTATACACCAGTTACTCAGATGGAGGAACTTACGTGTGATGGTATTGGTGGTTCACCCCCACATGCTTTGAATTTGCATTATGCTTCTGAATCTATTGGTGAGAGTTTTTCTTCCATCAAACAGCTTTTGAATCGTTTTACACAAGTTTTGTGGACTACGCGTCCTGCTGCTAGTACAAATAATACCATGATAAACATTTGGCCATATTTTTCTGGTGTAGCATGGCAACATGCTGCTACTGGTGCAACTACTGTTAGTGTAAATGGTGGTGATGCTTATGGTTGGATGTCTAATATGTATGCGTTCTACCGTGGTGGTGCTAAAATTATGGTTCGTACAGAACAGTTAGCTGCTGGGGGTTATCAGATCTCTGTTTGTCAGAGAACTTTTCCCCTGAATGCAACTACTGCTCCTATTCTTGCCGGTATTAATACCTACACTGGTTCTTGGTCTGGTACTTATCAGAATGTCGCTGGACCTGGACTTGTTGGTTTCAATTATATGGAACAAGGTTCGGGTTTAGTTGGTTCTGCTATTCCTTACCAAGCTAAAACACGGTGTAGTAATACTTTGAATATTAGTGCTACTAATGTTATACCCACTGATCCTACACAGTCAGTTAATGGTGTTCAAGTTGGTGGTTATGGTGCCTTAGCAGAATATATTGTCTATCGATCTTTTGGAGATGATTTTCAATTTGCTTATTTTGTTGGTGCTCCTCCAGTCTTGACAACTAATGTTTAAAATCTTCCACCGGGGGAAGAGAAATTAAAGTTCCC